GGTATTGCAACTACTGGCACTATTGTTAAAATTTTGGCAGGAAATTATCTTGAGAATAATCCGATAGAAGTTCCTGCTTTTGTTTCGGTTGTAGGCGATGATCTAAAAACTGTAACAGTAAGTCCAAATAATGCAACAAAAGATATCTTCCACGTTAGAAAGGGATGCTATCTTGCAAATATGACTTTCACAAATCATCTTGCACCTGCTGCTGCAGTTGGTTTTCCAACCTCAGAAATAGCAACAAACGTTGGTGGTGGTAAGTGGGAAAGTCCATACATTCAAAACTGTACTAGCAATACTACCACTGGAACTGGATTACGTATCGATGGTGCTCAAGCAGAGAGTTTAAAGTCTATTGTTTGCGACAGTTATACTCAATACAATCAAGGTGGAGTTGGCGTTGCCATAACAAATGGCGGTTATGCTCAACTTGTTAGTGTCTTTACTATTTGTTGTGATGTTGGCATTAGTTGCCATAAAGGAGCACAATGTTCCCTAACAAATAGTAATACCTCATTTGGTACTTATGGTCTAGTTTGTGATGGAACAAGTGATTTGCAGTTTAGTGGAATCGTAACAACATCAGCCGCTGCGGCACAGGACACTGTAACGGTTGCAATATCAACGTCTATAAGACCATATGATGGACAAGTAGTTTTCTTTGATACCCTATATTATAGTGTTGATACCATAACGGTAACAAATGGTGGTAGTGGTTATTTAACTACACCTTCTGTTACTATTTCTGCACCAGATGGTCCAAATGGGCAAAATGCAACAGCATTTGCTACACTAGACGGAGATTCTGTAGAATCAATAACGGTCATTTCTAGTGGAAATCAATATTCATCTGCCCCAACAATAACCATCTCCGCACCAGATAGTGGGGTAACAGCAACAGCAACAGCAAATGTATCCCCAATATACTACACAATAAATAGTTCAACACCAGTAACTGCTGGTATTACAACTTTGACATTAGATGAAAATCTAAACAATACCGTTGGAGTTGGATCTACTGCATATTTCTATCAATTAAGTAGAATTAATGCAAGTTCACACACATTTGAATATGTCGGTTCTGGTAATGATATCACTACAGCAACTCCTCTAAGAGGTGGAGTTCCTGTTCAAGAAAATGAAGTTGTTGAATCAAATGGCGGTGTTGTAATTTATACAAGCACCGATCAGGCAGGTAACTTTAGGATTGGTAATGGGTTACAAATTAACCAAAATACCGGTACAATTAGTGGTAGAGCTTTTACAAGAAGTTTATTCTCAGAAATGACACCCTTTATCTTAGCACTAAGTTAATATGGCACAATTAGCACTTAATAGATTTCAAACTGAAACTTTGGAGGTAACAACCTCTGAGCAGACTGCATATACAGCTCCCACTGGTTATACTTCAATTATTTTGTATGCCCATATTACAAATATTGGAGCAAGTGATGCTACTGTAACAATGTCACATAAAAGAAGTTCTACAAGCACAGAACTTATTAAAAATGGCACCGTTCCAGTAAATGATGCTTTTATCCCTTTAGATGGGAAATTGGTTCTAGAAACAAACGATTCTATTGTTATTTCTTCTAGTGCCAATAACACATTAAAACTAATCTTAAGTATTTTAGAGACTGCAAATGCCTAAACTAGTCAGTCAAAAAAATTTAAGAAAACCAGCAACATCTGGTTATGTTCTTTCAAGTAGCACAGTTGGTGTGCAGACTTGGGTTGACAATAAATCTGTTGGTATATCCAGTGATGGTTCTTCGGTTGGAACCGCATCAACGATAAACTTTAGTGGTGCCACTGTTTCGATTTCTGCCGGAATTGCATCAGTTGCGATTGCTGGTGGATTAAACGTTTATAGTATTGTAGGTCTATGAAAACCTTCAAACAATTCCAAGAGGATTGGACTAATAAATATAAAAAGAATATTGATTGCTCCAATCCAAAAGGATTTTCTCAAAAAGCACATTGTGCCGGAAGAGCAAAAAGAGCAAAAGGTGAAGAAACTAAATCTAAACCAGTTAAATGAAAAATTGTCCAAAAGGTGAATACTACTGTTTTACTGATAAGAAATGCAAACCTATCCCCAAAGGACATCATGTTATGCCTAATGGAGATTTGATGAAGGATGGTGAGCACGAAGAAGTAAGTGAGGCAAATAAATCTGGAGATTCTTCTTTACACGATTGGTTCAGTAAAAGTAAATCTAGTGATGGAAAACCTGGTTGGGTTCAATTAGGCGGCAAGTATGCTGGAAAACCTTGCGCCAAACAACCCGGACAAACAACAAAACCAAAGTGTGGTTCTAGTAAGATGAAAAGAAATCTTTCCGCAGATGAGGAGGAGAGAGCATTTCGTCGCAAGAATCAAAACGATCCAAATCCAGAGCGTAAAGGGAAGGCAATTAACGTGGCAACAGAAGAAACAAAAAAAGATCATGAATATTCGATGGCACGTTCTGAAATAAAGACCTTAAAAAATGCTGCCAAGAGATTGGAAAAGAAAATGGGTAAAAAAGGTGAGGGGGAACTTGAAGCATGGGTTCAATCCAAAATCACCAAAGCAGCAGATTATATTGATACTGCCGCCGACTATGTAACCAATGAAGCAGCAGGGGAGAAAGACGCTTGTTATTCCAAAGTCAAGTCCCGTTATTCTGTATGGCCTTCTGCATATGCATCTGGTGCGTTAGTTAAGTGTCGTAAGGTTGGTGCTAAAAACTGGGGTAACAAGACCAAGAAAGAAGGTTATGAGTTTTCAAACTGGAGAGATGATTTTAAAGCAACTGAGTTTGAGTTTGTAGATTTAATCAAACCAAAACCACTAAAAGGCGCTCATCTTGATGAAGCAGGTAAGAAGTGTTGGAAAGGATATAAAAAAGCAGGAACACAAAAATTATTTGGCAAAACTTACAATCGTTGCGTAAAAGAAGAAAAGACTGAACTTGAAGAAGCAATTCGTATTCCAGCAAAAACTGGGAACATTATTTTTGTCACTCTCACTTGGAGAGGAAAATATTATGGAATTAAAATGTTCTTTCCACAGGTAACAAAACCAAGTAGAAAAGAAGTACAAGATCAAATTGAAAAAGTATATCCTGGTGCAAAAGTACAAACATATTACGTTTCGGATATCAAACCTGGAGAGCAGTTTTTACAAACAGAAGACTGGCAATCAGTGAATCGTAAAGATAAAACTGATGGATTAAGTCAGAAAGCAGTGAATGCATACCGCAGAGAAAATCCAGGTTCTAAGTTACAAACTGCAGTAACTGAGAAGAAACCTACCGGAAAGAGAGCAGAGAGAAGAAAGTCATTTTGTAGAAGGATGAAAGGAATGAAATCAAAATTAACTTCTGCAGAAACGTCAAGAGATCCAGATTCAAGAATCAATAAAGCCCTCCGTCGTTGGAACTGCAACTAAAATGAAAACATTCGAACAATTTTTATCAGAAAGTATCAATATCGCAGGAGATTTTAATGGAAATCTCTATATGAACTCTCCCACACAAGAAACAGCGACACAAAGTGAATCATTTTTTGCCGATGTAGTTTGGGAAGGAAAAATTTATCGCATGGAAATTGAAGGTAGTGTTATGTCAAAAAATGAACTTGCTGAGGAACTTCAAGGGGAATATCCCGGTGCTATTGTACATAATATCTACCCATCACAAGATCAAAGTTCTTTAAAAATCAAGAGTTCTCAGAGGTATCAACCAGAAAGATTAAGTTGGGGTGAATAATGGCTCAGTGGAATAAGACTACACAAGATTATTTGAATCAAGAAAGAACACTTCATGAAGTTTATCTCCGTGCTGATGAGTATGGAAATATTCTCAATGAAAGTGCTTCATCCAAATCTGCTTTTGGAGAGATTCTTGCGATTCCATTAACACCAAAGGTTCAGGGTGATGCTGTCTATGGATTAGATCCAAGAGAGTTTGAGACCTTTACTTTTAGCTCTAGTGGTATTGCTACCAATGGCGACTCCAGATTTAGAGTTGGTGCTGGAACAGATGCTAATTCTTATGGTGTTCTTAGAAGCACAAATTTTTTGAGATATCGTCCTGGACAAGGTGCGGTGTGTAGATTTACTGCGGCATATTCTTCTAATCCAGTAGGATTTACTCAAAGAGCAGGATTATTCAATCAAGAAAATGCCATTCAAATTGGTTATGCACATACCAACGGGCAGTTTGGTGTTCTTCGTGCTAATGGTGGTAAAGCACATATTCAAGGTTTTACTTTTAGTGCATTAGATGATGGAGATGTAACAGTTACTCTCAATGGAACTGCTTTTACTGCCGTAACTTTAAATGCTGGAACTATTGCTGGAAACATTGCTCTCCTTGCAGAAGGATTAGAAGATCAAGCAGCATTTACGGCTCGTTATCTGGTTGAGTATGACCAAACCAGAATGAAGTTCTTATCAACATCTCTTGGTCCCCAAACTGGCACATTTAATGCAACCAGCACCGCAACAATAACATTTACAAACACAACAGATCAAACTGGAGTAACACAGACAGAAAACTGGACATTCCAAGATGATTTTAACCTGGACAAACTGGATGGAACTGGATACTCTGGTGTTACAATTGATCCATCAAAACTAAATGTGTATCAAATCAACTTCCGTTGGTTGGGTGCTGGTGAGATCCGTTATGCGATTGAGAACCCCACTAATGGGGATATGATGTTCTTCCATCATGAACATTACACAAATAGAAATGAGTTTCCACATTTAAACAATCCATCAATGAAGATTGGATATGTCGCAGCAAACTTGGGATCTCCTACAAGTGGTGTTGTAACTTGCACTGGATCTTCATTTCTTGGTGCTGTTGAAGGTATTATTGAAAGAGTAAGACTTCCTTATTCTGTGACGGTAAACAGAACTGATGCAATGTTAGCCAATAATTTGTATCATGTTTCCTCACTTAAGAACAAACTCGTCTATCAAAACAAAATTAATACCAGAGACCTTATCGTATCAAGACTTACAGCATCTGTGAATACTGCTGGAAATCCTGCTGTTTTGTACATATATTATAATCCAATAGTAACAAATTATTTGAGATGGACTACACAAACAGATTTCAATGCGTCTTTGTTTGCTTCCCGAGATAGTGGTGGATTGTTTACATTACCAGCACAAACAACACCACCAGTTGCTGCATTTCATATGACGGATGGATCTACGATTGATGTTGATTTAGTCGATATTGGTATTCATATTCCACCAAACAATTTCATAACAGCAGCAATTCAATCCACAAGTAATTTGTCTGATGCCACTGTGTCGTTCATTTATGTAGAAGATTAAAAGGAGTTTTATTATGAGTGATGTATATCTTGGTAATCCGTTATTAAAAAAGGCAAATACACCGATTGAATTTACCCAAGAACAAATCTTAGAGTTTGTGAAGTGTAAAGAAGATCCCGTATATTTTGCAAATAACTATATTAAAATTGTTTCTCTGGATGAGGGTCTAACTCAGTTTAGTCCGTATGATTTTCAAGAGAAGTTGATTCGCAGGTTCCACGAACACAGATTTAATATCTGTAAGATGCCACGACAGACAGGTAAATCTACCACTGTTGTATCTTATCTTTTGCACTATCTTATTTTTAATGATAGTGTTAATATTGGCATTCTTGCAAACAAAGCAGCAACTGCTAGGGAACTGTTACAGAGACTTGCAACTGCTTATGAGAACTTGCCGAAGTGGATGCAACAAGGTATTATATCATGGAATAAAGGTTCTATCGAATTAGAAAATGGCAGTAAGATATTGGCAGCTTCTACATCTGCAAGTGCTGTCCGAGGCATGTCGTTCAATATCCTCTTTCTCGACGAATTCGCTTTCGTTCCGAACCATATCGCAGATTCCTTCTTTGCATCTGTTTATCCTACTATTACTTCTGGTAAGAGCACAAAAGTCATAATGGTTTCTACCCCTCACGGGATGAACCACTTTTATAGATATTGGCACGATGCTGAAAAAGGAAAGAACGAATATATTCCCACAGATGTTCATTGGAGTGAAGTTCCTGGAAGAGATTCTGCTTGGAAAGAAACTACCATTGCGAACACTTCAGAGGCACAATTCAAGGTTGAGTTTGAATGTGAGTTCTTGGGATCAGTTGATACACTGATTGCACCATCAAAACTTAGAACTCTTGTTTATGACAATCCTGTACAAAAGAGTGCAGGATTGGATGTTTATGAACAACCAAAAGATAATCATGATTATCTGATGACTGTTGATGTTGCTAGAGGGGTAAGTGAAGACTACTCAGCATTTGTTGTAGTTGATATTACATCATTCCCACATAGAGTGGTGGCAAAATACAGAAATAATGAAATTAAACCGATGCTATTCCCAAATATTATATGGGAAATTGCAAAGAGTTATAATGGAGCATATATTCTATGCGAAGTAAATGACATTGGAGATCAGGTTGCATCCATTCTCCAATATGATCTCGAATATCAAAACCTTCTAATGTGCTCGATGAGAGGAAGAGCAGGTCAGATTGTTGGGCAAGGATTCTCTGGAAAGAAAACCCAACTTGGAGTAAAAATGTCCAAGACGGTTAAAAAAGTTGGATCTCTCAATCTCAAAACGATGATTGAGGAAGATAAACTTATTTTCTGCGATTATGAAATTATTTCCGAATTAACTACATTTATTCAAAAGAACAATTCATTTGAGGCAGAAGAAGGATGTAATGATGACCTTGCCATGTGCCTCGTAATCTATGCCTGGCTGGTCGCACAAGACTACTTTAAAGAACTTACTGACCAGGATGTCCGTAAGAGGTTATATGAAGAGCAAAAGAATCAAATAGAACAGGATATGTCTCCATTTGGATTTATTGATGATGGTTTGAATAGTGAAAGTTTTGTAGATGTTGATGGGGATAGGTGGTTCACAGATGAGTATGGCGATATGGCATATATGTGGGAGTATCAATGATGGAACTTGATAAGCAAATAAAACTTGGACATTTATTGCTTGTCGATAGAAAATGTAGAGTCTGTGGTGAGGTAAAAAATTTAGTTGAAGATTTTTATAGAACTAGAAAGGACAGAGGACCGGTTGCTTCTTCATACTCATATGAATGCAAAGATTGTACTATAAAAAGAGTTGTTGGCAAAATACAGAGATCTGTATTCGATAAATGGGAATATCCTGACTGGTAGATAACTCACGTCACGTTTCCCCCCTGTAAAGTAACTTTTTAATAAATATTTTTTAGATAAACTGAGATTTCACGGAGAAAAACATGGCGACTCCTCAATTATCTCCAGGCGTACTCGTCAGGGAGGTTGACTTAACGGTAGGAAGAGCTGATAATGTTTTAGATAATATTGGTGCCATTGCTGGACCATTTGAAATTGGACCTGTCAACGAACCTATTGATATTGCAACTGAAGCAGATCTTATCAATGTATTCGGTAAGC